TACAATTCCAGATGGAATAGAAAAATTTTATATTTTTGATTTAACTGCAGTTACAGGAGTTACAAATTTAACAATTAAAACTGCAAGTGGTACAGGATTTACAGCAGGCGAAGCTAAAATTGTAGCAGCTTACTCTGATGGTACAAACTTAAATGAAATCGCATTAGATACTTTAGGTGGAACAATTGGTTCTGCTCAAATTGCTGATGACGCAATTACATCAGCTAAAATTTCTGCAAACCAAGTTACTACTGCTAAGATTGCAGATAACGCAATTACAACTGCAAAAATTTCTGCACTACAAGTTACTGCAGATAAAATTGCAAACTCAACAATCACTGCTGCTAAATTAGCAACAGACTCTGTTGGCCCTGATCAATTAATTTCAACTGGCGTTACAGCTGGTGCATACACAACTGCAAATATTACCGTTGATGCTGACGGAAGAATCACGGCTGCGTCTTCAGGTGCTGGAGGCGATGGAGGATGGCGTTGGGTAGACGGGGGAGTTGGAAGTTTTATGCCTGCCGCTGTTACTTACACTGCTAATCCAACTGCAACCGCAGTATTAGTATACGCTGGTGGCGGAGGCGGAGGCGGAGGTAATAATACTAACTTAGGTTCTAGCCAAGGTGGAGATGGCGGTTGGGGTTACTACAAAGCATCTATTTCTGCACCTTACACAAAATCTTTTTTTGCAGGAATTGGGGGTGCTAGCGTACCAAACCCATCAGGTGGTGGTCAAGGAGGTACATCTAGTTATTTTGGTCCTGCACCAGCTCCTTTATTATTAGCAACAGGAGGAGGTGGTGGTACAGCTAATGGTCCTGGACAAGCTGGACCAGGTGGCGTTCCAGCAGGAACAAATTTAACTAGTCCACTAAGATATAGATCAAGTTTTCATTCTATAAGTGATAGACTCGATCGCCCAGGTAAAGGTGCCCTTACATTCGGTGCTGATCCCCCTTCAACAGGAGGAGATGGTATCGTATCAATTTTTGAACTAGTAGATTAATATATGGCATACATAATATCAAATAAATTGGGAGAAGCACTTAAAATAGCTAAAACTATGGAAGAACTTCATATTTTAATTGGAGGTGCTTCTAGTTTAGGTTTATATACTGAAGGACATTGTGGAACATTACACACAGTTTCTGATGAAGATTTTGTTAACGTACAAACAGGTCAAAAAATTTTTAATTATGAAAATTCAACTATTACTTATACAGAAAACCCTGCAGCCCTTGAGGGTACAAAAAATAAAGAATCGTTAGATGCTTTTATTCAAACTAAAATACAAAACATTGATAATTGTATGAGTAATGAAGGAAGACCTACGATACGTGCAAAATTAAATAGTTGGAAAACTGTTTTACAAAACCTAGATACTTCTGTACTGAGTTATCCAATAAATAGTACAATTGAAAAATATTTATTAGATCAAGGTCAAGAAATCTTTTCTTCTTTACAACGTTAGGATATTATATTAATAGTCTTTAATGTTTCTCAAAAATTACATTAAAGAATACCCAAATCCTTTTCATTTAAATACATTATCTACTTTAATTAAAGTTGTTAATAAACTTCCTTTTGAAAAAGCCAAAATAGGATCGGGTGGTGTTATTAATGAGAAAATTAGAAAAGTTTCAAATTATGGCTTAACCAAATTAAATAAGTCTTTAACGGAAGTTCATTGGGCAAATTTATTAAACAGACTAATTACTGATCATATGAACCAATATTTAGAAGAAAATGATTTAATTAAATATGTTTCTTTAATTAAAGAAATTAATCAATGTGATGTTTTGAAATATGAAAAAAATAATTATTATACCTTTCATGTTGATGGAGGTAATTCTTTTGAGAGAACGTTAAGTGCAATTCTTTTTTTAAATAATGATTATGTTGGTGGAGATCTTTGCTTTGAAGATAACTTAACTAAAGAAAAATTTAAAATTAAACCCAAACCTGGTTCTTTAATAATTTGGCCTAGTAATTTTTTATTTCCACATTGTGTAGAACCAGTACAAGAAGGAGTAAGATATTCAATAGTAGCATGGGCATAATACGAAAAGATTATAAGTATAAAGTAGTAAAAAACTTTTTATCAAAAGATGAAGTTAATTTATCAAAAAAATATTTTATTATGAAACATAGAACTAATAGTAATTCTTTTGATTTTATACAAGCTGAAAAAACGTATGATAGTTATTGGTATGGTGATCCACTCGTAGAATCTTTTTTACTAACTAAATTAAAAAAAATGGAAAATGAAACTGGTTTAGAACTTTGGCCTACTTATGGTTTTGCTAGAATGTATACACATCTTGCCGAGTTAATAAAACACAAAGACAGGCCATCTTGTGAAATATCAGTAACTGTTATGATAGGTTCTTCTGGAGAAGCTTGGCCAATTTATATGGATGGTACAGAATTAAATTTAGAACCTGGAGATGCTGCAATTTATTTAGGTTGTGAAGTTGAACATTGGAGAAATGAATTTTTAGGAGATTGGCATAGTCAATTTTTTTTGCATTACATAGACAAAAATGGTCCTTACAATAATTTAAATTTAGTAGCAGATGGAAGAAAATTATGGGGGAGTCCAAAAAATGGATCTTAAAATAAATAAAAAAACTGGGGATGGAGAAATGCTTTTTTCTTGGAAAGAAATTTGGATATTAATAAAACATAAAAAATTTGTTATACCAAATCAATTTTTTGATCAATTTCTTTCTGCATTGATAAATATGAAAGCAGATATGATGAAAAAGCAAAATGATCCTACCATAGAAGATGATAAGAATAATTAAAAAAAGTTTTAATTAGTTACATTTAACGCTAAAATATTAATAAACCTTAATTTTATTATACAATCTGTATTTAATAACCATCTAATGGTATAATACCAACATGCCATTAACAAAATACAGAATAAAGCCGGGTTTTAATAAACAGGCTACAGAATCAGAGGCTATGGGTCAGTGGACCGATGGCGACTTTGTTAGATTTAGATATGGTCAGCCTGAAAAAATAGGTGGTTGGTCTTCTTTAGTCACAGGTAATTATGCAAGCATCATAGGTGCAGCTAGAGATCAACACGTATGGTCGGACTTAGATGGCCGTAAATATTCAGCTATTGGAACAGATAAATTATTAATTATTTATTATGAAGGTGCCTTTTATGATATTACACCTTTACAAACAGACAATTTCTCTACAGGTGCAAACATAACAACGACCAACGGATCAACAACTGTTACTATTACAACATCAGGCGGTCATAACTTAATACCAGGAGATATTATAACTTTTGCTAACGCAGGTTCTTTCACTTCACCTGATACAGATTACACAGCTACAGATTTTGATGATGTATTGTTTGAAGTTAAGACAGTGCCTTCAGCAACTACCTTTACTATTCAAATGCCAACAGCGGAAACAGGAACAGGAGCCACGGCTGACGGAACTTTAGATGTACATCCATATGAACCTGTAGGACCTTTAAATCAAACTTATGGATATGGATGGGGTACAAGCACTTGGTCAAGATTAACTTGGGGTTCTGCTTCAACTTCATCTAATGTTATTCTAGATCCTGCTAGTTGGTCACTAGATAATTGGGGCGAGATTTTAGTTGCAACCATTCATAATGGTAGATCATTCACTTGGGATCCAAATAGTGGTTTAACTACTAGAGCTGTAAGAAATACTAATATGCCAAGTAAGTCAGTTATGTCTATTGTATCAGATAGAGATAGACACTTAATTCATTTAGGTACAGAAACAATTATTGGAAATCCTGGTACACAAGATAAAATGTATATTAGATTTTCTAATCAAGAAGATTACAATGTTTATGCGCCAACTTCAGTAAATACTGCTGGGACTTTTCAATTAGACGATGGAACAAAAATTGTAGGTGCTTGTAAAGGTAAAGACTATATTATGATTTTTACGGATACAGCTACTTATCGTTTAGACTTTGTTGGACCACCTTTTACATTCAGTATTCGTAAGGTTGCATCTAACGCAGGACTTATTGGTCAGCACGCAGCCGTTTATGCAAATGGTGCTATGTGGTGGATAGGTGCTACAGGAGGATTCTATGTTTATGATGGAACTGTAAAAGCTGTTCCTTGTTTAGTAGAAGACTTTGTATTTACAAATAATGGAGCAGGAGATTTAGGTTTAAACTTTAATTCAGGTGAGATTATCTATGCCGGTATCAATGAGTTATATTCAGAAGTAAATTGGTTTTATCCATCAGCTAATTCTACAAAAATTGATAGATGTGTAACTTATAATTTTGCTGAAAATGTTTGGACAACAAGCTCGTTAGATAGAACAACTTGGGAAGGCTCAACGGTTTATGCTGCACCTTTTGCTACAGATTATCAATCATCGCTTACACCAACTTACCCTACAGTAAATGGTGTATCTAATGGAGCTACAATTTTATATCAACACGAAACAGGTGTTAATCAGGAAAATGCTGATGGTACAGAAACAGCTATTTCATCTTACATACAATCAGGAGAATTTGAAATAGGGGCTGAAGGAGAAGGACAATATTTTATGAGTGTATCTAGATTTATACCTGACTTTAAATCATTAAGTGGAGATGCGCAGGTTACTATATTTGTAAATAGATATCCTCAATCAACAGCTACTTCATCACCATTAGGGCCTTTCACTGTTACTTCTTCTACAACTAAAATAGACACTAGGGCTAGAGGTAGATTAGCTGCTGTTAAAATAGCTACAGATGGGTTGGATGAAAGTTGGAGATATGGTACATTCAGTTTTGATGTTAGACCTGATGGTAGAAGATAATGGCAAAAATAACAGTATATATTCCAGACCCTAAAGAAACTTATCAGCCAGACAATCAAAGACAGATTGTAGCTGCAATCGACACATTAAAAAATCAACTTAACTTTTCTTTTCAAGAAGACTTGAAACAAGAAGTTGAACGAATGAATTGGTATTTAAAATAATGTCTTGTAATAATGTAAATGTAGAACCTACAGTTATTGGTGGTGGAAATGGATCAAATGCTTATGATGCATTTGGAAGATTAAGAGTTTCTAATCCATTTACTATTTTTGATAGTACAAATGTAATGTCAAAAAATAATCTTTTTGATGAATCTTTAACTGGATCAGGAACAGTTTCATATACCGCAAATAAATCTACAGTTAATTTAAATGTAACTACAGCTAGTGGCGATAAAGTCATAAGACAATCAAAAAGAGTTATGTCTTATCAACCAGGTAAGTCATTATTTATATTTAATACATTTGTAATGAATGCACAAGAATCTGGATTAGAACAACGTGTTGGAAGTTTTGATGCAAACAATGGAATTTTTTTTGAAGACACTGGAACAGGTTATCAAATTGTAAGAAGAAGTTATACATCAGGTTCAAGTGTTGATGATCCAATTGCACAGTCAGCTTGGAATGGTGATAAATTAGATGGTACAGGAGCTTCTGGCTATACACTCGATCCAACTAAAGCAACTATTTTATTTACGGATTATGAATGGTTGGGTATGGGATCCGTTAGAGTTGGTTTTGTAATAGATGGTAAATTTATTACAGCACATACGTTTTTAAATGCAAATAATTTATCAACTGTTTATATGCAAACTGCAAATTTACCAATAAGATATGAAATAGAAACGACAGGAACGATATCTGGTGCAGCCGTATTACAACAAGTATGTTCTTCTTGTATGATTGAAGGTGGCTATTCTCCACAAGGAATTGTTCAATCAGTTGGAACTGCTTCATTAG